GTAGTGTCCACCTGTAGGATACTGTCCTATCTGAATACTCTCCATTGCATTGGTTTGTAGATTCCATTCACCTTGTCGATTTGCAGATGCACCGTAATGTCCTACCATATCAAACAACTCTTGGTCTTCACTCCAATGTATGTTTGTTTTGCGTGTCTTATTATCCGTTCTAGTATTATAACTCTCTCCACCAATTCCAGCAGGTTCAAACGTATCGCCCGCACTGTCGATAATCTCTTGACACCGTTCTGGTGTGATTGCATTATCCCATTTCCAATATAAAGTACTCATCGTATTACTTCTACCTTTCCTTCTGTTTCTATGACAACACGAGCGCCGCAAGAAAGGATAGGCTTATCATTCCCCCCATACCTAACAACACTGTCTCCAAGTATTCGCACCTCGTGACAATAGGTATTACTACGACCTTCTTTGATTGTGATAACTGGTTCGTCTGTTCCATGTTTCTTATTCGCCCTTATCTTATGTTGATTAACATGTATATACTTCTTACCCAAAATATTCTAACCCCCCATCTTGTCCTGCCCATCCAGACTCCAGACGTTCAATCTCATCCTTTAATTTAAGTTTTTCTTTCTTCATACTCGTTAGGAACTGGTCTGGTGCATTCTCTGCTTCTGCAGCTTCAACTCTTGCATGTAACTCTTTGTGTTTTGTTTTAAGAACATCTATTCTGTGTGATATATTCATTTAAAAGAATCCCTCTAAGGTTGCAGTACCGTGTTTATCAGCAATTCGATTCACGTTACTTTTGTTATGGTCTACACTATCCCCTTTGTGTTCATATGGCATAGTGTCCGATATAGTATAGGAAGTCTCGCCTGGGCGTTTCATCTTCCACTGCAAATCCTTGTCTTTAGGATAGTCTAAGTTCCACTCCATAGTAGATTGTTTCAAGAACTTTCTTGCTTTCTTATTAAGTGGATAGATATATCGGAATTGTTTACCCCAAACACGAGAAAACCCAAGTTCACCCATCTTCTCATCAGATGGTCTTGGGCCGTATTTGGTGTCGTGTCTATTCATCTCTTTTTTCATCTTACGTTGAATGGTTCTGAAGTGTACCTTCTCCCCTTCATCCGTAACATACACATCACTCCATATAAAACCACCATAAAGGAAGTTTGCAGATTGATAGACATATCCAGGCTTACCTACGATACCATCTGCCCATGTGTAGAGATATTTGACGTTTGGTGTGTTTTTCTTCATCCATTGTATAGTCAGACTTTGCATCTGTGATTCACTGTTGCGTGGCATAGATTCATCCATGCACATTTTACCGATTTCAAAATAGTCAGATGTACTAAGTGTAGGAAACATCTTTTTGATAGTTCCCATCGGATTAGTACCCCAACCCAAGGTTAGTACTCCAACCAGTTCTTCATCAACATATGCTCCTAGATGATGCTTAGTGAGTTTTGGCATTACTGGACTGTAATGACGTTCCTGTACGAATAGTGTCGCTACTCTGTAATCTATTTTCTTGACTACCATCATATAAAATTTTCACCACCTTCATTCACCTATTTAGATGTATTCACTAGTATACGATTTAACAGGATTTTTGTGTGTTAATGCTGAATGAGGAAACCATTTAGTTGTTTCAGTAACAACTTTGATTTGCCTAGGTTTATCAACATCATCGTGGTCGATTTCCTCAATATAGGTAATCTCAACCCTTTTCAACACTGTTTCTATTTTCTTAACCATTATTCGTGTTCTCCACCCTTTCCTCTACCAAATCCACCAAAGAAATGTGGACGGCGTTTTGCTGTTTCAAATGTTGCAACCGTAATTGCAATTGCACCAAGTGTTAATGTGTGAAGTACCATACTGAATACACCAGCATACATACTACCGACAATAATACCGAATACTATACACCACATCCATGCCAATACTTGCATAATCATATGTCGTGTACTAAAATCTGGTATTGCACTCAATGGGTTCTTCTCGTGGTTCATTACCACGTTCCAACAATTATATATCCATTCACGCATTACTGATACTCCTCTTGCCGTGATTCATGCATGTCAATCAGACTTCGTAGTGCCATTTGCACATAGTCCTCTTTCCAATCATCATTTTCAAGGTATTCTTCAATCTCATTGACTTGTTCTACTCCTAAGTCATCAAAACTTTCAACACCATATTGTTCTGTAACATCATGCATTACCCAATCATATGCTTGTGCCTCTAACTGGTCACACAACTTACCTTGTTTATGTACTTGAAACGCCATTTATTATCTCCTTTTGCCCGTCATAGGGTCATTCGCTTCTTGTGATGAGAGAACTTGTAGTCCCCCCTTATTATATGCTTGTCCTATGACAGCATTACCAGTATATACTGGAACTTCTTTTTTGGTTGCAACACCACCAATGTTATTGGATAGACTAGGATAGTCTGGTGTTTGTCGAATGGCAGGGGAACAAGGAATTGAACCTCGTCCTAGTGGTTTGGAATCACTCGTGCTACCGTAACACTTTTCCCCTTTAGGTTTCTTAACCTTACCTTGAACGTAGTCGATATACTCATCCAGTGTAACAACTGAACATCGTATAGACTTTAGAAACTTGTTGTGAGCTCTCCACTGAGTTTCATACTTCTGTGGATTGATTTTCTTTTTCTTTTTCTTGCGTGTACTGTTGGTATTATAGTACACAGGCATCAAATGCATACCGCTCATAATTACTTTACCTTGTCAAATGGTGGTGTATGTGCATAAATGATACTTTCCCTTTCCATGTAAGGAACATGTTCTGTATCGTGAAATTTACGCAATAGACGGGCATGTACGAGACTCCAATAGTCAACTGCCCATTTGTTAAGATTAGGATTCTTTAGCAGTTCATTTACTGCATCAAGTCTCCGTCCCAACAATTCGTTAGACTTTTCCGTTAATGATGTCATCTGCAACACTCCACGATTCAAAGTCCTTTCCACCTACATACCATTCGCATTCTTCAGTAGGAATTCTTCCATACTTCCAACAATAGACTGTAAAGTTTTTGTAGTAGGTAGAATCTGAGTCTATCTCATCTTGTACCTCTGCTTCAACAGTCCATTCACATGCAACTTTTTCATAAGGATCGGCATCTGTAAATTGAGGTGGCCCGAATATCTCTACCAACCTATCATAAGTTGTAGTGAGATGTCCTTGCAAACTAGTCCCATTTACAGATACCATATCCGATGCTTCAAAATTCAAAATTTTCATACTTACTCCATAATATAATTTATTATACCACCAAATATGGTGGCTTGTCAATAGTTATTTGGAACTGAATAGTATAAAGATACCAGTTCCAAACATAGAAAGTCCGATGGTTACTGCCATCATCATTTCACTCCATGTATTTGCATATTCCATGCACTTACCATCACAGTCTCCAGCAGAACCTGCCATCGCCATCAAACCAAAAATAACTAGTAAACTTCCGAAAAGGTCTTTCATGTCTCTCTCCTTATATTGCGTTCCAGAGGGTTACTTTATGCGCCCCTAAAACTTTTGCCATTGCATCTATTTCGTCACGCAATTCTTGTTCTGTAAAGGCAAACTTTGTGTTGTAATCCAAATCATCTTCAGCAAGTTTATACCACTTACCTTCACGATTACCTTTGGCGTATTGAACACCACCTTTACTAACTTTTTTACTATTCTCTATTATCATAATCTCTCCCTTATTTTCCTGTATATCCAAGTGTTTCCATTGCCTGTCTAGGTGAAGTATCTTCTGCGAGTTTCATGTACTCCTCAACAGTTGCATTCTTCACAAGAAAGTTTACCCATGTTTTCCAAGGTTTGTAACCGTACTTAAAACGGGCAACAAACGCAGGCATCAGTTTACCTTCCCAACTAGGATGAGCATTCGGATGTACATCCATCATCATTCTAGCACCTTCAAAGTTACCTTTGTACATTAAGTACATACCGTCCCAATTGAATTCTTCTTTCACAAATTTAGTCATAATATATCCTCTCTTTTTTCACTCTATACTTACAGTATACATGTTTTCATAACAAATGTCAAGGCTTATTTTCCTATAATCCAGCGAATTTTGCCAGTAACCATAACATCACAAAAACGAACACACCGAACCATATTAATGATTTTAACATATATTATCCTCTTTCTATTGCTTGAATTAACTTTCTTTTGATAGTCACCAGACTATCCTCGTTTGCTTGGTATCTAATACCAATACCACCCTTGGTAATCCACCTTGTAATATTGTCTGGTTTATCATCAATCAATATATTTGGTGTACCATCAAGTCTGTTTGTAGCATACTTTTCTTTTTGTCCAGTAAAGATAATGTTCTGAACTTCTGGTAAATAACCCATTCTGGTTAACCATACTCTCTTCCAATATGCAGAGTTGTCCCTGTCACCTCTTAGTGGTGAAGAACATATGCCCCAATCGTCACCAGCAACTGTCTTTACAAATTCGACTAGTTCGTCTGATGTTGGGTATTTCTCTAATGTATTGAAAAAATCAGTACCTTGCAATTCTGCAATGGCCATCTCTTTATTTGGAATCTCTTTCCAATGTTTCTTATCAAACTTCTTGGCGAAACCGTCAAAGAAGTCTGCAATCACACCGTCCATATCTAAATAAATTGTCATTTTCACTCTTTCTTTTTTCATCATATACACATATTATACATGTTTTTATAACAAAAGTCAAGGCATTTATAGGCGAAAAAACCCTTGAAAAACAAGGGTTTTCTGCATTACTGTAATTTAGGGGGTGTTATTTGCGTGCTTTTTTCGCTAATTCTTGCGAAATCCACCGTTTTGCGATATGGTTGCCTACCTTCTTGCGAACTAGTACCATGATACGTTTCCATACTTTAGAGAATATGTCCTCACCAGCATCATTATTGTCTACAATGACAAAATTAGAGTTACCAAACAACCTCTGGAATTTACCGATGTTCTTCTGAACCTCTTTCCACATCTTTTCAACTTCTTTCTCTGGTAGTGTACGTTTACGGTCAGCATTACGTTCCTGTGCCGTATCCAAAGATGTATTAACGAATATCATATAACAGTCATATCCTAAACCTTTGAGCATTGACACTTGTTTGGATATCTTATCGTAATCCTTACCAGTACCGTCAATGATATGTCCCAAACGTCCTTCAATGTAATTAGATTGCATTGTCTTGACTGTCTTTTTCGCTTTAACACGAGTGTCTTGTCCCAAGTCTGAGTAGATATCCTCTGGTGTAGTATCTAGTCCTACATCCTTTAACATCTTCTCATAGACATCATCACTGTTAACAATCTTCATTCCAAGTCCACCAGTTGTTCTACGAACAACATAAGACTTACCACTACCAGGCCCCCCTGCTAGAAAGATTGCTTTAAATATATTCGGGTCGTAGACGCCCTCTTGTAGTTCTGCGAATGTTTTCATTTTTTATTCCTAACAACTCATTGACTTTTTGAGAGTATAATTCTTCATAATATTTATCATCTTTTGTAGTCTCAATTTCATTTCTCCTGCTTAACTGTTTTTGGAAGTGCATTTTCTGAAGTCTGTTTTTGAGTTTTGCTGTCATTGTTGTCCTCGTTAAATTTATAAGTTAAAAGTCTGCATAACGAATCGAGTTGTTTGATAGGCCTCCTTTCCTATTAGTATGTTACATCACTAGGGTCTTCAGCACCAGTTGGTACGAGAACGTCTATTGGGTTTCCACCGTCTTGATGGGTAACACCATATGATGATAACGGTTTAACTGCTGTGTCACGAATTACTTCCATATGTGAACGATGTTTATACACACCATCACCTCGTGCAAATTCGTGTTTTAGTTTTGATATGAGATAACGTCCACTATAGATAGGGTCACGTTCATCCTCTGCAAGCATTCCTTGGTTTCTCATGTCGATACCAACCATATCTCCAACTTGGAGAGATGTATTGCCTGGCACTTCAATTCTTAATGTTATTGCAGAGTCGATTGCACTGAATCTACCCATACGTCTTTGTAACCAAATATCTGTACCACTGTAGTCGTATTGTCCATCGTGTCTAGCAGAGTATAACCCATTGGGCGCCTCTCTGTCAACAGCTTGCATATATGTTTTTGATTGGTCATAATCTGATAATCTATTACCATAGTCATCTCTTGCTTGTGAACCCAATGGTGCATTCTGTGAACCATATAGGTTAAATTCATCTACATGCTTATCTTCTGCAAAGTCATCAAAGTAATTATAGTTGTGATTATCTACTGTCTTGTTAACCAAGTCAATCATAAGAAGATTAGAACCATACATACCCTTTCTCATGTTCATCATTACGTCTGTTGATGACATAAGACTGTAACTGAGAATATTTGTTAGTGTTGTGTTAACCTCTGGTTTCTTATGTCCCTCTGGTAGAATGTTTGGTGTTTCTTCTTTAAATACAAATCTTGGATTTTTGGTGTCCATCATACTGTCAATAGTTCTGAACCAGTATCCCTTAACAGTTTCATAGAACAAGAATGTCGGTGCATAGTTATATTCTTTTGATAAACACCTTCTTGCTACACTGTTGATAAAATCAAATGGACGCATACTAGGAGAAACAAACTTAAAATTGTTTGTTGTTTCTTCATAGTAGAATTCTTTCTTAGAGTTGAGTAAATCCTCATCTCTGAATATCTTCTTTACAATCTCAACAGATGGTTCACCACTAAATGCTTGTGTCACTCTGATACGATTAGAACGTACTGCTTCTGGTGTTGTAAAAGATAACGTATATGCATTAGTATTGTCATTAATACTAACCTTACTTGCAACCTTGTAGATATAAAATGGGGTGTCTGTGAAGTCAACCGCTATTGTACGAGAGTTATCGTCATCTGCATTTGGAGTTACCAGACGTAGTTTTAGTTTTTCTTGTCCAATGATTGGAAGATTGGTAAGTAGATTGTTAGTGTCTACAATTGAAATGTCACCAGTAAGTGCATTTTTGAATATATCTTCATATATGTTTACTGATGCAAATTGGTCTTTTAAATCTATTACTGCACCACTTGCCGCATAGATTTCGCAGACTTCAATGTGATATTCACCAGCGTACTGCATAGTCGCCATGTTTATCTACCTATAATCGTTTCAAACTCTGCTCGTACTTTAGCAATGTAGGATGGTTGGATTAGTCTTATTTTTCTTTTAGATTCCAATAGTCTTTCCTCATATTCATAATTTGTGATTGCTGTTGCTCCAGCAGGAATTGTCGTTGCAGAATCGTTTGGAAGTTCGATAGTAAATTTTGTATCACCAGACTCCTGTGTGTATTCATAGTGATGAATGTCATCTACATTACTATACTTAGACGCTACATGTTTTTCAAATCTATCAACTGACATTGGCCAATCTGTGTAAATGTCTTTGATATTATTTGCTATGAGAACAATCCAGTGTAGATTTGCATCGCCATAATAGTCATATGCAATCTGTTCTGGTGTTGAACCATCTGGCACATCATAGAAATCAAAATTAACAAAGTTTTCTAATGTCGAATTATTGAAATTTACTCTACGAGTGATATCAGTCATACTTTGTAGTATACCATCACCCTTAACATCTACCTGTACTGTTGGAAACTTTCTAAAATACATATATTAAAATCCTTGTGCAACTTTCTCTTTAGTAACAATGTCCAGTTCTTTGAATGTAAGAGTAAGTTCAGTTTCGGTTGGATGGTTGTCTTTAAAGAATTGTGGTCTATCACCACCAAATTTTACATCAACTGCTTCAAGTGCAGATGTACCAATTCTATGTAGGTGTTCTTGTGGATAATATTGAATATCAAATGTAGATGGTGCTTTGAGTGTTCTACCTAACATGTCATCTGTAAACCCAGGCATAGAGTGATATCTGAATAGTGTCACTATTTCTTGAATTGCATTTGCTTCATCAGATGAACGTGGAAGTAGTCTAAATGTGAACTGAAAAGAACGTCTATCAATACCCTCAAACTTCATCTCTGTTCTATTGTTTGTAGTCTCACCAGATGCGATTGCCTTTGCAGCAGTAGCACCTGTTGCACCAGCACCTTCTAGTGCTTTTGCACCAATATTCATTCCCTCGTCTTTTAATGTCTGTCCAATTGCACCAAAGTCAATGCCACCTAAACCACCAGATGATAGTGCGTTAAAACTTGCAATTCCACCAGCAACTAACAGTCCAATTTCTGCTTCACCGTAGTTTGCTTTCTGTGATACTTGAATCTGATTAGGCATGTATAACGTAATAGAACCAGATGCTCTTGTTGTTGGAGCTCTTGGAACAGTTCTTGACCTTCTGTCAGCATAAACAACTTCTCTTATACCATCTCTTGGGTCGCCAACTGTTTTAAAGTTTTGGTCTGGTAACGCACCGCCAGAGATGTTTGCCTTTGCGTCTATCTGTTCATTAATAAAAAATTGAACATAGTGGTCACTTCTAGACATATGCCCCACATCCATTGGGTATTGTAAATTACCAGCACGTGATTTACCACCAGCACCAACTAAATTACTTACTATACTTTCTAAGTTTGCCATATAAATAATCCTACAAGAATTCGTTCTTTAAAGTATTTATAAGGTTTGACATGGCATATAGTGGAAGATACGTCCCAATTAATCAAA